CAGACCAAGAAACGGGCCGACGGTGGTGTAGCTGGAACCAGACAACAGTGTGTCCAGCATCAACTGCTTGCCCACGGCGTTGACCAAGTTGGGGAACTCGTCTTGCCACTTGATGTTGCCATCGGCATCACGGCAGACGACGTGGTAGACGCCTTCGAAGCCGACAGACTCAGAACCCGCGACGTTGGACTGCATCGTCACCTGGGCGTGGTCGCCGAAGTTGGAAAATTCGTTTGACATGATTGATCCTTAGGTAATGCGAATGAGCGCGGTTTCTGGGTTGGCGGCGGGGAACTGAATCTTGAAATCCTGGGTCAGGGTCACCTGATCGAGACCAAAATTCAGCACGCCAATAGCCTTGTTGCCCTTGGTGAAATTGTAGATGAGGGCGCCCCGAACTGTAAATGTCGTGGCGTACCAAATTGGATCGGCAAAACTGGCAAAACCCGACCCATTGCCGCTGCTCACAACCGGGATGAGCAACACCTGCCCGCCCGCCGTGTACCCCGCACTGCTGACTTCCCCGGTGGTGGTGTAGACGGTGGTTTCCGGGCCCAGCACGGCCGACGAGCTGTACAGTGCAATCTTGATGACGTCATTGAGCAGATCGTGCTGGCCCAGCAGCAACTGCCCTTTGAAACTGGTGACAAGTCCTGCGCTGATCATTACTGCACCTTAAGCTTGACCTGACCATCCAGGTATGCGTCACCACGCTGCTTGCCATCGCCCAGGTTCTTCAGCAGCACCATCGCTTCTTTGTACTTGGCGTCGTAAACGGACAGCAGGTCCTGCTCGCCCTTCATGAAGGTATAGGCCTCCACCAATGAGCCGTACAGCAGCACGCTGTCAAAGTTGTCCCCCAGCCAAGTCTGGCCATCCGGCGCAACCGTGATCGACTCGGGGTAGTAATAATAGTGCAGTTCAACGCCATACGACACATTTGGGGTGGGGCCGACGATGAACGACAGCTCATCCGAAATGGTCGCGCCCGATACCGTGGGACCAAAAAGGGCGTAGTATTTGGGCTGGGCAGTGGCCGAAGCAGACGGGTAAATCTGACGAATGTAGTTGACATCCACATTCTTGAGGTAGTAGTAATCCCCAAGCGCGTCAATAACCGCCAGCGAATACGTTGACAAAAAGTCTGAAGGAGCGGAGAGGTATTTGTTGCCGGCCGTCAAACTGCCCGTCACGTTCTTGCGCAAATGGGCAAGCTGCACCGAGTTGTAGATGCGCTGCTCAGCCTGCTGCACGAACACCGGGATGTTGGCAACAAAGTCCGTATCAAAGTTCTGCGTGTAGTCGCAAATCGCAGCGGTCAACTGGGTGTAATTCATGTGATCTCCACCGTGACGGGGTCAAGCACTCCGCCGGCCCATAACTGTCTTGACAACGGCATAGGGATCATACCGATACTTCCAATCGAAGAGTCCCCCGGGCTGCCCACAAAGACCGTCACAGCCATCCGAGACTCAGGACGCGGCTGATACAGCGCCTGGGGCTCCGTGATCGTCCTCTTGGGCTCAAGCTGCGGGTGCTTGGGCTCATAGCACTCCCGGCAGACCTTGAACCCCCTCCAATCCTTGATGAGGGCGTTGAGCTTAAAGCGCTGCCCGCACTGATCGCACAGTGCAATCGCAAACTTGCCTGAAGCGTACCCCGCGCCCATGCGTCACCTGCTCTGGTACATCGGAACAGCAAAATAGCTCGACCGTTCCCGATCTTCCGCCGCTGCCCGAGCAAACTCCTCGTCGTACATCCCCTTGAGAAGCTGAATGCGCTCCGGGGCCTTCTTGACCGACAGGTAGTACGCCACGCCAGCAATCAAACACGGCAAAAAGCGGAAAGAGATGTCCGCAGTGTTCGTGAATGTCCCCGCATCCTGGATGCGCCGGATGGCGTAGTAGCGGAAAATGTAGGACTGAGTGGCATCCGGGGCCGGGTACAAGAACAGCTTGGCCGGGACCGTTCGCTGCACAAAGTACTGCGCCGGGCGAGACTGCGTGCTCTTGTTGGGAACGTGCAAGTACTCGGCGTAGCCGATGCGGTCAATCGTGATGTCCTGCTGGGTGGACAAGCCGGAGTTGGTCCGGATCACCGCCGACAAAGCGTCAACCGTGTCATCCGGGAGCGTGTACTCCGCTTGCCCCGCAACAAGAGCCACCTGACGCTGCTCAATGGTCCACAGGTTCAAGCCCCGGTTGGCCCACTCTGCAAACATCAGGTTGATCGAGCGCAGTGCCGTCTTCATGTCATAGCCGTCGCGCACCTCAACGCCGCAGCGCTCATACGCCTCGACGATGATGTCATCGAACTCTAGATTGAAGGTGGACGTCCCGGAGGTTGCCATGATGATCAGTAGATCGTGGCCTTACGAGCACGGGCTGCGCCCACGCCGCGAACCTGCACGGTGTCGCCCTGCACAGACTTCTTGACCGGCTGATGGGTCGGGCCGCCTTGCGGGCCTGCGGTGTCAGCACCGCGTGCCGTCACAGCCCCGCCCATGGCAAAGCCCTTTTTGGCAATGCCCTCACCGCGCATGGCCAGACCGCCTTTAGCATATTTCTTCATCATGTCACCACCACCTTTCCTAAATTTCATGCCCTTGCTGGACTCACTGTAGTCCTTAGCGACGGACATGGGAACACCCACTTTCTTGGCAAACGCGGGGCTGTGCGCCGCCGCATCCATCAAGCGCTTTTGCTTCTTACTCGTTGCCGGCATCGACATCCACCTTTTTGCGGCGAACAATCTCAGAGAACGGCTTGCCAGTGATCATCTCTGCAATACGCATGAGCGTCCACACAGCACCAATCAAGCCGAAGACCGGGGTCAGCAGTTGCAGGAACGAACCAATCGCTGCAAACACCGAAACGATGTCCAGCGTGTTCTTCACTACATCAGTATGTTGCGCCATCTCAGCACTTCCACGCTCGAAGCGATTTGTTAATCCGAGAGTCCGGGTTTTTGGCAGTCTTCGAGCTGGTCAGCTTGCTCTTCATCCCCTCCATTCGAGCGCAAAAGGACGCCTTGCGTCCTTTGTCTTGTTTGGTCTTGGGGCTGGGGGCCGGAGGCTTGAGGTTCATGCCCTGCGCCTTCGCAGAGGCACGCCCCCGGGCGTTTAAGCCGCCCTTGGGATTCTTGCCTTCTTTACGCTGCCAAGCGGGAGACGTTGCCATCTCAGTACATCTTGCACTGCTTGTTGCGGGCCATGCCCACACCACGCGGAGCCACAGAAGACGAGGGCTTCTGATAGTCCTTGCGCGGGGTCTGCTTCGGACCGCCTTTGCTCATGTCCTGCTTTTGCGCACCGGGCTGCACTTCGCCCTGGTATTCAGGAATCGCCATTTTTGCTGCACGTCCCATGATGGACTCCTTAACCGTAGATAAACGTGACCGAGGTCACGTTCGTGAGGGTGAGATAGGGGTCTGCTTCAAACCGTACACCATCATTTGGGATGAGGACATACAGGTAGCCGGTAGCAGAGCTGACAGGAGTGTCAAACTTCAGGAGTTCTGTGCCCCCCGCCCCGCCGTCCGTAAACGACACGGAACCGGCGGTAGCGGTCAGCAGCGCGTACACCGCCTTGATGCGAGCACGAGGCAGACCGATACCGGTTGCACCGGTAGCGGTCATCGTTTTCGCTCTTACGTCATACTGAAAGCCCATGGCGGACTCCTAATCAGGCCGTGCGGGTGAACACGTAGGCCGTTGCGCTGGAGAACATGATGGTGAAACGAGCAAGGCCAGTTGCACCAGCAGCGATAGTCAGATCACCAAAGCTACCGGGGGTATCAGCAGCAGCCGACGACAAGATGCCGTTGGTAGCAACAGCAATCGTCACGGTGCTTGCGCCAGCAGTGTTGTCCACATACAGGTCCATCACGGTGCCACGAGTGGCACCCAAAGCCGCGCCCAGCAACGTGCCGGTGGGCAGGGTGATGGTGGTGGGCGAAGCCGAAGTGGAGGTGATGTAGCCGGTGATAACCTGTGCGGCAGTGGCGACGGCCGTAGCGTTAATTGCAGCGGTGCTGGGATGGTTCTGGTCAGTGAAAACCAGATTTGTAGTGGTCAAATCCGTCACACTGGTGCTGGCACCAAAGGTGCCATTGACAGTGACCGCGCCCGTGGTGGAGCTGATGGTGACGGATTGAAAGCCGTTCTGGGAACGAACCGGGCCGTTGAAAGTGGTGCTTGCCATGATGATTCCTCACATGCGAGTCGCGTAGTAGTCTGCATGTCGTCCGCCGGGTCGGTCTACTACGCTCGGGAGTCCCGGGCTTGGCACAATATAACCCAAAAAAAAGGGGGCCACAAGGGCCCCCTTTCACGGTTTTTGGCGATTTAGGCGCCAGGAGAACCGTAGATGCCGCGCGGGTCAGACCAGCCGAACGAATAACGCTCGCGGGCCTTGTAGCGCACGTTGCCGGTGTCGAAGTCGCCTTCGAACGCGGTGCGGATGGGCGAACGCTGGAACATCTTCAGACCGTTGGGCGCATCGGTGATCAGGAACCATGCGTTGATGTCGGTCAGGAAGTGGTTGACAGCGTAACCCTCGGGGATCAGGCCCATGGACTTGATCGCGTTGATGTCGTTGTCGGCGCTGTTGGTGCGCAGAGTGGACTTCATCAGTCGCTCAGCGGTGAACTGCAGTTCCTTCGGAACGATCATCTTGCGGGCGGTCAGAGCGACCTTCAGGCCACGTTCGTCCGTGAACGCTGCGATGTCGATGATGCCCTGTTCGAGAGAGGTCTCGTTCAGGTCAGCAGGGACGGCAGGGCGGTTGGAGAAGTCAGGGCCCAGAGCGGTCGGGTGAGCGGTAGAGCACAGAGCCACGCCGTCGCCGCCAGCATAAGCACCGCCGGTGAAGGCGTTGTTCAGCACGGAGGCACCCTTGACCTGCTTGGTGTTGGCCATCGAACGAGCCAGGGCCTTGGTGTAGCGAGCCGACAGACGGTCGTAGAGGTTGTCCTCAACGGCCTCTTCGGTCAGCGCGAACGCCATGGCGATGGTCTCGTGGGTGTAGCGAGCAGTGAACGATTCCAGAGCGGTATCGTATGCCACGCCAGCACCTTCGGTCTTCACCGGGGCAGAGCCGAAGCCGGTCAGCATGACCTCTTCTTCGAACGCACGATCAGAGCTCTCGATGGAGAAAATCTCCTCGTGCTCATTCTCGTAGCGCTTGTACTCCAGACCGAACAAAGCGTTCAGTCCTGGCTCCAGTTCTTTGACAAGTTGGGAACGGGTAATTGCCATGATTGAACTCCCTTAGTCAGCCTGAACACCGACGCTGCCGTACTGGTGTTGGTTGAGTTTTACAACGACCACTGCGTAGTCACCCAGAGCATTGTCCGGGGACTCGTAGAGGCCAACGATTTTGAAGGTCAAGCCCTGGGTCGTATTGATCGAAGCCGAGGACAGCGAACCGTTGGAAACACCAGTGGTGGTGCTGCCAGTGGTGGACGCGGTCGGATCAGCGTTCTTACCAATGTTGGCCTGAGTAATTGCGCCATCAGCCTGGACCAGGAACAACTGGCTCGGGTCATCCAGCACTTCGCAGGCGATGATGCCTTGAGTGATGTTGATGCTACCGGGGTAGTAGTTTTTCCAGGTGGGCTTGTTTGCACGGGTGGGATCATCGTACTGCACGCCGTTGAACACGCCGGTGGGGGCGATGTTCGTGGATGCGTCGTACTTGACAACATAGCCACCAGAAACGGTGACGAGATCGCCTTGATAAATCGCCCCAGCTTGGTTGTCGGCGATCTGGTAGCCGTACTGCTTCTGAGCGCCAGTAGCAGACAGGTTACCAGAAGGACGCAGACCAAAAGGCTTGTTGGTGTTTGCCATTTGTAGCTCCTAAAAGGGTGGAATTGCCAGCTTTGCGTTAGGTGGGCTGGCGGAACGTGGTGCGCGAATCCCGCTCGGGGGCTTGAATTCGCATTGTAGAGTGGGCGTTCTCACGCATCATCTCGTTGTCCACTGCATGCAACTGTTCCTGGGCCTTGCGGCGGAAGTACACGTTGCGCTCCTCAATGGTTTCCTTGGGAATCTTGGCGAGCAAGAGTCCGCCCACAGCAATAACGCCAGCATGTTTGCCGTCGTCCATCGTGGGAAGCATGCCGTGGTAATCCTCCGGCACATCCTCCAGGCGCACGAGCTCATAACCTTCGCGCAGCTTGGAATAGACGTTTTGCTTGTCTTGGAAACCGTTGACTTCAGAGCGAATCCAACGGTACTCATAGCCCTCAGGGGCAGGCGGCGTGTCAAGACGGGAAGGCGGAGTCCACGGCTTGCGGCGTGCTTCTTTTTCACGGGTTGCACCGCTACGGGCAGCACGGTCAATTTTAAGTTCGCTCATCGTGATCACTCCTTCACATACTTGGCATATTCCTCAAGAGGAACGCCCAGCTTCTTTGCAATAGCAACCTGACTCGGCGACAGCCGGACAGTACGGCGCACACTATTCATTCCCGAACTACGGGTAGCAGGAGCAACAGCCGGTGCGGAACGCTGTTGTCTGGGGGGTTGGCTGGACGATTGCTCGCCCGCGAAGTGCTTGGGAAATTCATCCCGAAGTCTTCGATCCAGTTCAGTATAGTAGTCGTCAGAAGACGGGTCAATTCCCTCTTCTTCAACTAATTGTTGATGAATACCCCACGCTCCGTAAGTGAGCATGCGGTTTTGACCAAACCAGGGGTTCTTCTCCGCCCACGCCTCTGCCCGGGGGTCCGGAGCAGGCTTAGGTGCCTGCGCAGGCTGGGCCTGCTGGGGCGGCTGATAGGGCTGGGCAGTTTGCTGGGGCTGGGCCTGCTGCTGGTTTTGCTGACCCTGCTCCTGCAGCCACTGGGCCACCTGCCGCTGCTCTTGGACCATGGCGGCAAGCCGCTCCTGGGCCTCAATTTCAGTGTTCAGGTCGTTTTCTTCCCGGGCCTTGACGATGATCTGGCGCAGGGCGGCCTGCTGGGTATCCAGGCGGGCCTTGGCCTCGTTCAAGCGGCTGAAATCGGTGCTGACAAGCTTTTGCTGCAGTGCCTGGGTCTGCGTCTGCAGCCCCTTGGCGTACTCCAGGGCAGCCTGTTCGCGGCGCTCGGCCTCGCGCATGCGCGCGGTGAGCTTGGAGATGCGCTTTTGGACGTTGTCGTTGACAGCGTCTAGCTCATCTTTATGCGCCGAAGGCTCCTCTTGCCGGGCGGGAGCCGGTTCAGGAGCGGCATTTTGGGGCTCGCTGGATTCTTCTTCCGGGGGCGAGAAAGTGACGTTGGTGGCCTTCTCGTCCTCCCCAAGGTCAAACTCTAGCTGGTCGTCGTTGGTCACAATTGCCATTTATCACCTCACATGTGCAGGATGTCTTCTGGGTTTTTGATCGTCGCTAGGATTTCATCGTCATTGAGGATGCGGATTTCTCCGCCATCAATAGCCATGCGGGCTCCCGCGTACCGACCAAAAATAATCCAATCCCCCTCTTGGCACCAAGGGCCGCCGGGGAATTTTGCTTCGTCCTTGTAGGCCAACGGGCCAACAGACAGGACATAAGCACAAGTGGTAGTGAGCTGCTGGCGCTCGATGGTCTCATTGGCCAGCTCGATGCCCCCTTTAGTGCGGCGCGCGCCCGCGTAGGGCAGCACGATGACTCGCCAACCCGTCGGACGGGGCAGGCGCTCTCGCATGCTCTCGGCCTGCTCCATGTGGGCGGCCTTTGCAGCTTCATCCGCGACTTTTTGGGCAGCTTCAGCAGCGGCGGCTGCCGCTGACTCTTCCGCCCACTTCTTCTCCAGTGCAGTTGCTTCCATTTAGGTCCTTTAGAGGTCTTTGTTTTTGGCAAGAATGCCTTTGATCGCATCCTCGACAAACCGATACCCCTCTAGGCGCCCCATAAGAAAGCGGTACTGCTCCATGTCCTTGACGCCGCCGCTCATAAGCATTTGCGCGGTGTCTTCGCGCAGCCTACGAATGGCAACCTGAACATGTTCAGCGAATTCAAGCATGGATTTCTCCGATGAGGCAGACACTTTCCCTGTGCCTGAGAGGGGTGCTGCAATTGTGCAGCAAAACTACGCAATTTTCACCTTATTGAAGGCATCTTTCCGATAAACATAGTGGACACCGGGCGAAAGCTTCTCACTTTTGTCCTTACTGGGGCCTTCCCGCCGGGGGCGCGGAGGCCGCTTGGAGGTTTTGGAAGTCTTGTTGGCGGACGTTCGCGACATGCTGCGCTCCTTGTAGGTCGATATTTGCGTAATCCACGCCGGTCTTGGCTTCCAGCGTAGCCTCTTTCAGGCGCAGGTTGGCCTGATCGTCGGCGATGTCCGCCTGGGCCTTCTGGGCGTCCAGGGTAAGGCGAGCCTGATCCACAGCGCCGCGCTGCTGGTCGCGCTTGGCCGACTGATCCAGCTCCTGCTTCTTCAGGGCCACCAGGGGGTCTTCCTGATTGCCGGCCATCTGCTCTTGCATCTGCTTCATGGCCTGGAAGTTCTCGGCGACCTTAATAGCCACCATGGCCTCGCGCTGCAGGGCCGAAACCATGCGATCCGGGTCGGTGCCGTACAGCTTGAACAGCTCGACTTCCACGTCCTCTTCGGCTTTCAAGCGGATGTGCTCGAAGCAGTGCTTTTGCAGGATGATCGCCACGTTGGGCAGCGACCCCACGATGGGCGACATGCCAAACATCAGGTGCGCCATGATGTGCGCATCGTGCTGCTGACCAGCAAAGGCCTTGAGCGGCGAGCCGTCCAGAGCCTGGGCGTTCTCGCTGGCCGGGTCCTTGGGCTTGTCCACGTTCTGCGTGTTCAGAATCTGGTCGATGTCCCGCACACCGATGGCCTCATACATGCGGCGGTAGGCCTCATACATGTTGTGCATCTGCGGGGCGCTCTGAGCCAGTTGGAGCTGGGTCTGCGCCATGGTGATGCGCTGCGCCACCGAGAAGATGTTGGGGTCCGACACAGGCAGCACATCGATGCGGTCATCGAAGTCGCGGCGCTTGATCGTGCGGCTCTCGCCGGGCACCGAGTAGGGGTACTCATCGGGCAGGTACTCACCAAAGCCCTCGGCCAGCAGCTTGAACTCGATCTTCTGGCTGTAGTGCAGGCGCTTGTGGATCGAAGACATGACCGCGCTGCCCTTTTCCAGCAGCGCAATCGTGGTGCCCACAGCAGCATTCTGGTTGCTGTCGCCCACCTGCATGTCGGTGATGCTGGCTAGGCGGCGGCCAGAGTCCACACAGAAACCCAGCAGCGAGAACAGCGTCTGGCTTGGCTCCTTGTAGGGCAGCGGCATCAGAGTAGACGCAAGGTCCGCGCCGCCCGCGTCAATGTCGCGGAACTCACCCGGCTGCAGCGGCACATCGTCGTTCATGATGCGCGCGCCCTTGGCCTTGAAGCCAGCCGGTAGGTTGACCAGCGTGCCGGCGTCCAGCAGTTGCTGCAGCGCGCCCGTAGCCGTCTTGGTCAGGCCACCGACCAAGTGCAAAAAGCCAAGGCCATAGGAGCCAGGGCCCTGCACGAGCAGGTAGTGGACGTAGTACTGCTTGCAGCGGTACAGCTCGTCGCCTTCTTTCCAGTTGCGGCGCACGCCAACCACTTGGTTGGACACTTCGTCAATCGTGACGATATACGGCAGCTTGATACCAGTGGGCTCGCCCTTCTCATCCTTGTGCTCAAAGCCTGCAAGGTCCAGCTCAATGCTGAACTCCAGCATGGTGATTTCTTCGGGCTCAGTGGTGGCCTGAACACCGGTGGTGCGATCCATCTCTTTTTGGATGGTGCTCTGCGGCGTCTCTGCGGGCGTCGAAGCCTGGGCCGTGTCAAGGTACTGCCCGCGCAAACAGGCCTTGTTGTAGGCGTTGACCGACATGTACACGCGGTGGATGATGCGATCACACTCGCTCATCACCGACGAGCCCTTGTAGGGGATGTACAAGTCATCAGGCGTGATCAGCTTGCTGACCATGCGCTGTCTGTCTTCGTCGAAGTAGACCTTCTTGAACGCCGAGCCACCGTAGCCCACGTAGAACAGGAGCTGGTCGAACTCGGGCGTGTACTCCTCCATCACCGTGGTGATTTCGTAGTTCATGAAGTCGCGCACGCGGTCCGCCTGCATCAGCTTCTCGCGCGTCTCCTTACCCAGCACCTGAGTGCGCACCGGACCACCTGCGGGCATCAGCTCCTTGAGCGCCTGCGACTGGAACTGCACAATCGATTCGGTCAGCAGCGGGTGCTGCACGCCAGCGGCGCCCTTGAACGGCTTGGTGCGCTCCTCAAACGAGAAGCCCAGCATCTTCAGGCCCTTGCCGTACTGCTCTTCCCACTCCTTGCGCGAGGACTTGTCCGCCTCGTACATCACCATCAGCTCAGACGACAGCGTCTGCAGCACCGACGGGTCCATCACCTCTGCAAGGTTGGTGTCAAACGGCACCTCTTGATCATCTTCTCCCAGCGTCACATCAACACTGCCCGTCTCCGGGTCGAACTCAATTTCGATATCCGGCAAGTCCTCGACAGCGATGTCTTCGACTTGTACGTCCAAGTTGCCGGAGGGCAGGTCGTTGTTTTTCTCGATGGGCATGTCTAGTCCTTACAGATACTTGCGGTTGTCGTCGCGGTGGCGCTCAACCATGCCGCCATGGGCCTTCTTCTCAACGCCAAGAACATCGTCTAGCGCTTCCTGTAGCAGTCGAGGGCCATCTTCCTTGACTATAAACCGAGAGCCTTCGTTTTTCTTGATGATGCTGTTTTGCACCTTGTATATTGCTTCCATAAACGATTGGTTGTCCACCCGCGCAGCGCCGGTATCAAGCCGGTTTGACACGGCGCTGTAGACATCCAGCGCAGAGCTGTCCATCATGTTGATCCCGTCTAGGTTGTTCACCGACTCCAAGGGAGTCTCCCTAGCCAGCTTCTTAATGTAGTTCTGGATGTCGGGAAGAACGGGGGAATCTTTTAGGTCCAATCGATTGTTTGAGCCTTTTAGTTCCGTGATGGAGACCGTTGTAGGGTTGAGCTTTGCCCATTTTTGGTATTCGGGGGTTTTTGCAATATCCCCATAATAAGCGGCGCCGGGGTGGCGGGCTATAAAGGCATCATATTCTGCGTCATGCAAGGAAGACAAAAATCGATCCGGATTTGCCTCCACCGTGGCGAGCGTCAACTGAGCCTTAGGACGAGCGTCTTTGCCCATCAATAGATGCAGGCGGTTCTCTCCACTGCCTTCCGAAAGGGCGTAGTTGGCATTTTTTGTACACCAGCCGCCAGCGCAGCCCACATCCTGCACGATTTCTCGAATTTCCGGGGAGTCCTGTGTGTCCGGTAGACGAACCCAGGTGTTCCCCTCTTTCATTTGTACTCTGTCTAGACGACTGTTTTTGATGATCGCTTCTGACGCTGCCTGCTGACGGGCCTTATCCGTCCATTTGGTGTAGGCTGCCACGCGCTCAGATGCCTGCGCAGGAGACAGGCCCTTTAGCGTTTCGTCAGAGAGCTGATACTCTTTGGGGATGGGGACTTCCCTGCCATAGACTCGGAAAACTCCGTTGCTATTACGAATAGCTTCCATGGTTTCGACCATTTGAGGCAACTGCAAACGGTCGGTGACCTCTTCCCCCATCAAGTCATAGACGCGAGCTTCGGGATTAGTCTCCATCTGCGCGCGCAACGGTTCACGCAGTCTTAGAGGACTGTCCACAAAGTCGCCCACCCGAACAGGCTCGACTGACATGTCCACTTGGTTTTCAACGGCCTTGCCGTAAGGCGTAGTGGCTTCTCCCTTTGGGTTAAACCCTTCCCCTTGCCGCACATACTTTAAAAAGCTGCTGTCGCCGCTATACGCCTTTGCCGCTTCTTTGTCCGGCAGGAAATGCAGAGTGCGCCCCTGTTCGGCTGCTTTGACAAACTGGTCTTCCGGAGACGCCATGTCGCGGCGCATGTAGCGCCCCAACTTCTCCACGACCCAGTAGTCCAGAGGGCTGTCCATGGTGGCGCCAATTTGCGACTCCAAGTAATTCTCCACGGCGTCTACGCGATCTGTGCGAGAGGGGCCTCGGCGGAACTTGTCCGGGTGATATGCCGGACGCTCCATCGTGAACTCGCCGCCCTTGGGTTTGACAGCATAAGAGGCGCCAGGAGCCACCAATTCGCGGTTGTAGGTCTGGAAATCCTGCAGCATTTCCTTGGCCGCGCGGCTTCCGGCCTTGCCAGCAGCGATTGCACCGCGCACAGGAGCGGTCGGATTGACCAAAGCGCCGCCAAGCTGGCCCATTTCGTACAAAGCACGGGCCGTTGGCTGCGTCGGGGGCTCCGGACGGATGCCAAGCCGCGTTGCTTGCTGTTTTAGCCACTCCGAACCGAGGATCGGGGTCGGATTTGTGTACCCAAACGGGCGCATGACCATGGCGGGGACGTCCGCAAACACTCCAGCCACGTTATACGGCGTCTCCATGAGGCCCTGCAGCACCGCATCGTTGACTTGACCCGAGGACAGCGTGATATTTCGCCCAATTCCGGACCTCGAAGTCCGAAAAGCGGGGCGAGAAGCCGCTGCGATCTCCTCCGGAGTCGGTTCGACCTCTCCGCCGTTTGAAAAACCCACTACTTGCTTCAAAAAATTCGGAATTTTGACCAATCCGGTCGATTTTTTGTTCGCATTGCGCTGCGCAAGGTCCAAAAGAATCTGAAATTCGGTCGCTGCAGTGGCATCAACGTGCAGCGGGGCCGAATCCTGCATGTTTTTGCCCGGGGCAAACGCCCCTACCCCGTGCCCGGCGATCTCTTCCGGGGAGGCGCGATACCCTTTGTTAAACGAAGCCCAATCCGGGTTGACTTTGCGGGCCAACTCAGTGCGTTTTTTGCCAGAAACAAAGGGGCCACGCCCCACCATCTTGTCGTAGGCTTCGGTAAATTGGTTGCCCCCGCCAAACACACTGGACTGCTCACTGGCTTGTTGCCCCATCTGGCGATCAGCGGCGTGCGCCAACTCATGCGCCATCAGCGAAGGGCCAATAGCTGCCATGACCTCAGGGTCCTTGTGGACCGTGATAGTTCCTCTTCCCGCCGGCAGCCGCAAAGCGGTGAATACGGCATTGGTGGGCTCGGGCAGTTTTTTCGCCTTGATAGTGGGCATCGCATCACGAGTGGCGAGGTACTCCTCCATCAACCGATAAGCGTCGCCTTTGCGGGCCTCATTTTGCAAGCCCTCCAGGTCCACCTCGCCCCCGTCGGCGCGCTTGATCGGGATGCCGTACTCATTCTTGCCCGTGGTCTTTTCCCGAATGAAGCGCGTCACCGGGTTGGTCTCATACGTGTACGAGGGCAGCGGCGTGTGCGGGGGCAAATCCCGCGCATCCAAGCGCGTCTGGCGCAGGCCGGTCAGCGCATCGTAGACCGCCATCATCTGCGTGTTCGGAAACAGTTTGCGCATCTCCGGATCACGAGTGAGGGACTTGCCAGTGGTCTGCTCCAGCGCCGACAGAGATGCCAACTGCTCATCAAAGAACGGCAGCATCGCATCCCGACCATACTTGGCTTTCTCTTCCTTGACCCGCTCGGGCGTCATCTTCAGATAGCCGCTGGTCATCGGCATCCCAAAGAACTGCTCCAACTTCTCACGGTTGCTAGAGACGTTGTCCACAAACTGGCGAATCGGAGCCCAGTTCTTATTGAGCAGGTGATACGCCCGATACGACTGGTCCGTGCGCTTGACATCAGGCCGACCCAGAATGTCCCCGCCACGAAAGTCCAGCGAGTGCTCCATCTCATGCAAAAGCGTCTGCTCGCGCTGCGCGGGCGACTGATCGCGAGCAATCTGCACGACGTCCGGCGCGCGACTATCGACCGCGCCAAATATGCCCCGGGGCATGTTCACATCCGCAATGAACACACCCGGATTCATCGCCTCAACATACGCCTGCTGCTGCTCGGGCGCACGGTACGGCTCGCGCCCCACCAAAGCATCCGTGCCCTGATGGAACTTGACATCATCGGACACCATCTCCCCACCGCCGGCCATCCGCTGGGGCGCCTGTACAGGCGCGCGGGCCACGAGCGAAGACTCATCCCAGTTGATCTGCGACAGCGCATTCTTGGGTTTGTACTCGGCCAGCATGTCGGCAGCGCTCTTTTCATCCGTGCGCGCCTGCCACTCCTCACGCGAGAGCGGCTGACCATCTTCCTCTTCATCGCCCAAGAACGACAGAGCCAACGCCGCTTGATACCCCGCGCCCATGTTCTGGGCCGCCACCGGGGCAGGAGTTGCACGCTTGGGCGCACCCGCAGCAGGAGCAGGCATCGGGGCCTGAGGCGTGGTCGGCGCAGGCTGGGCCGTGGGCCGCGATTGAGGCATCCCCATCTTCGCATCCAACACCGCAATCAACTCCCTGGCACTCTTGTCCTTGAGCATCGTCGGGTTGGCCTTGATCGCACGCTGCGACAAGAGCTCAGAGACAGGGGTGTCAGGGTTGGCTGTGAGTAGTGTCTTTGCACCCTGGGCGCCAAGGAAGTGAGCTGCGTAAAGCTCCGTGGGGCTTGGATCACGGCCAAGAGCAGAGCGAAGACTCTTTGTGTTGGACTCCAAAATATTGAGGCCCACACGAATATTCTCATCCGGGTTGTTCTTCTGCCCAGGCTTTCCGCCAAAATCTTTCCACGTCTTATCGACGACCTGAAACAGGCCCTGCGCACTCGAAGTCTTGGCCTTGGCCGACGGGTCCAGCGAACTTTCTACCTGCGCGATCCGCACAGCAATTTCAGGGTCCAGGCCACGGGCCTGCGCTTGTTCGCGGATTTTGTCGATCAGGTCTTGGGCCATGGTCCGAGGTCCTCGGGACGGGAGAATGCGTCCATTGTAGAAGGCCTAGCCATAATACTCAACGGGGCTGTTGTCAATCTCCCGGTCATCTTCCTCGTCCGTATTGAGGCTGATGAAGTTGCCCTGACGGAACCGGTGCCACGCCATGACAGCGGTATCGACTTGGTCGTCGTTGGCTCCGTTGGGGAAAGCAGCACATTCCTCGACCAACTCCTCGGCCCACTCCTTGCCCTCTGGGTACCACACCATTCCCGATTCAAGGATCGGGGCGACAGCGTTGGCCCGGCTGATCTTGTCCTGCCCGGTCTTCCTGCCGCCCGGGGCGTACATGGTGACAGGGATGTTCAGACGGCGAAGTTCCTGCTGCAGCGGGGTTCCCGTTGCCTTGGCCTCGATCAGGACGTTGTCCGGCCGCCAGTACTGGTACTCGTCCTTTGCCACACGTTTGAGCTCCGGGAAGTCCCACCGGCCCTTCCTCACGTTGAGCAGGATCAGGTTTGCCCCAGAGTCCGCGTCGGGGTAAAATACGCCCCAGGTACTGATGACAGAGAAGTCGGCCGTCTCCTTCTTAGAGTAGGCGGTGTCCAGGCATTGCAGGATGTACTCGCAAGACGGGGGCTCGTCGTAGGTCCACTTGCGCCACCAGTTGCGTTTCAAGATTGCACCCTCGTCGTTCGTGGGTTGCTGCTGCCACTGGGCGTTCCACTTCTTCAGACCAATGGAGAACTTGACCTTCTCCAGTTCGTCGATCTTCCAGTACTCCGGCCAGAGCGGGCGTCCGGATGGGAGAATTGCCGGGAACTCCAGGACCTCCCACTGGTCGGCCTTCAAGTTACTCTGCATCTTCAAGAGGCGCCCGGCCGGGTCGTCCGTCTTCCAGCGGGTGTTGATCAGGATGATCGCGCCGCCCGGCTGCAAACGCTGACGAGGACCGGACTCATACCACTCCCACGTTTGCTGCATCGCGGTCTCGGAGTTGGCATCCTGTTCGTCCAAGATGTCATCCAGCACGATCACGTCACCGCCTCGGCCCGTCATCGCACCGCCCTTACCAATGAAGAACGCTTCACCGCCTTGGCTCGTGTTCCACCGACCGGCGGCCTTGGAGTCCGCTGACAGGGTCATCTGTGGGAACAACTCGCGGTACTTCTCGTCCTCGGCAAGGTTTCGAATCATCCGGCCAAAGCGCTGCGCAAGTTCCGCCGTGTGCGAGCCGACGATGAGCTTGGCGTCCGGGCGTTTGCCCATGAGATACGCAGGGAACAGGTAGCTCCCAAGCTGGGACTTCCCGTGCCGGGGAGGCATGGCAATGATCAGGCGTTTGCACTCGCCAGACACGACTCGGTCCAGAGCCTTGGCGATGCGCCGGTGGTGTTCCCCGACCAGCATTTCAGGCCACACGTATTGGCAGAAGTCGATGAAGTTGCCCGTTGCGCGGTCCTGGGCTTCCAGCAATTGCAGCCGGAGCTGCAGCCGCATCATCTCTTCTTCGGCGTCTTGCGGAGTAGTAGGTTGGTATGACATGGGCCAGGTTTTCGAATTTTTATAAATATACCCCTGGTTTGCGATTTAAGAAACAAGGGGGTAGGTCCAAGTTCTCAAAAGGTTTTCCTATGGCAAAAATAGGGCTACGGGGCCGACGCCTCAGCTTCGGCCCGTTTATGGCCCTCCCGGGGTAACCCCCCGGGCCCTGTGGGCTTTGGCGGGCGGCGGCGGGGAGCGGGCTGAGGGCCAGGGCATGCATGCCCTGGCTGTTGGCTATCGGGGCTCGCGCCCCGATAGCGATAACTCACTGGACAGGGCTGGCGCCCTGTGCTGCGTCAGGCGCTGGCCTTCTCTGCTTTCTTGGCGTCGTAGGCCTCGCGGCTGGCCTTGCCCTGGGCCTCGGCCTCGGACTGGGTGACCAGTTGAAGGCTCTCGAGCCGGACCTCGGCGCTGCGGTCCGTAGCGTAGTACACGCTGCGGCCGGCGTCGATGAGGTACTGATAGTCCACCGGGGTGAGGGTGAGCAGGAACCCGGCCAGTGCCTGGATGTCTTTGGTGCTCATGTTGTCGGGGAGCACGAAGCGGTTGCCGTTAATGGTGATGACTTTGGTCATGGTCTCTATCCTTTCTAGGGTTTGCCTGACCGGGGCCCCCCGGTCAGTGCTGCAATTATAGCGGACATTTTGTCCGCTGTGCAAGAATTATTTTAGAGGCTGATGCTCACGGACACCTCGTCACGGATCACGCGGCGGACCGTGTCGTAGACCTTGTCGCGCAGCGCGTCCGCGACCTCGTTCTCGATGTCCAGGTTGTTCTCCACCCAGGTCTCGATCTTGTCGTCCAGGTCGGCCTCGTCGTTGAGCCACTGGTCGGCGCGCTCGTTGAAGTTGTCATCGAGCCAAGCGCAAGCCTGGGAGGAGATGTCCTGGGAGAGGGCCTCGGGGCTCAGGCGCTCTTCGAGGGCCGCGATCCGCGAGCGCAGCGCGCCCAGGTCGGAGAGGTCGGGCTCCTGGGCGGGGGCCTCGGGCCAGACGGCGGCGGCGGTGTTGACCACCACCATGAGCGCGGTCCAGGCGGCGGCTTTGTTGCCGCCCTCGAAGGTGTTGATCAAGTCGCTGGCGTAGGCCAGGGCCTGATCCACAGTGTCGCGCTTGGCGAACATGTCCAGGGCGTGGGGCTTGAAGGGGTTCGTCATCTCTATCCTTTCTAGTCCGGGGCACCGTGCCCCGGTCCGACAATTATAGCGGACATTTTGCCCGCTGTGAATACCCTACCGCAGCAGAGGGATAAGGGCCACGGCCAACAGGTACAGGGCGCACGCCCAGGCGGCGATCGTGCTCATGGCCGCCCCGCATAGCGAAGATCGAACCAATGGCCGCGATCCGACAGGGTCACGTAACCCCGCCACCCGCCAAAGCAATACTTGGCGTCATCCCCGGACCAGAAAAACCGGTCCGAGTCCGCCCCCTCACCCAGGCGGTCAAGCATCCGATTCGCAAGCTCACACACTTCCTGGGCTTCGGCCGCGTCCGCCGGTGAGGGCAACTCGAGCCACACGCGCAAAGGCTTTTCTTCCATCGCTCTATCCTTTCTAAACGCCCGGCGCACCACGCGCCGCAGCAGCCACCATTATCCGCCGCCCACGGGCCGCGTCCAATGAATCATTTTTATCGGGGCCCGGGCCCCGATAGCCGGGGGCCACGGCCCCCGGACCGCGCGCCACGCGCCACGTTTGACGCGGCAAGGGCCAGGGACCAGGGGCCCGGTTTACCCTGGCGCAGCTAACCGCGCGAGGCCATGCATTTTTTGCATAATTGCCCTCGATAGCCGGGGCCTATGGCCCCAGCAATATCGATAGGTTAAGACAACAGTTCCAGGGCGCGCGATTTCAGGGCAGCGCCGGTGCCGAAAAACGCGGATTCAAGGCGGGTATTCGCGGAGCGGCCGCGCTCATGATCCACCAGTTCGGTAACCGAATTCAGCAGCGCCCAGCGCGTACCGGCCACGCCAGGGATATCCGAGCCGATGGCCTTACGGTTCTGGAATAAATCCATGATTCGCTTGTATGCCCTGGATTCGGTCACGTCCAGCGCGCCGGTATGGTACGGGCGCAGCAGCTCGCGCACGAAAATATCCGCATCCGTCGGGGTGATGGTTTCCCCGGCCATGCGGCGCGACTGGATCAGGAACCGGTCCCACGCATCGGCCACAATGCCCAGGTCCTGGCGCACCCGGTCCGCGTCGAATCGCTCGGAGTGCAGCACGCGCACCGTCTGATCCTTCGCGCCCAGGGCGGCCGTGATGGTGTTATTGCATACCACGCGAATCGTGGTGAATTTCGCGACGGTGGCCATAGTGCCATCGTAGGACGTGCCCAGCAGCAGATACGGCCGGACGGTATCCCCGCCCAGGATATCGGCGCCGGCGTTGACTTTCGCCAGTGCCCAGATACGGCGGCCGTAACTCAGGGCCCCGGCCGTCTCCATCTCGAACCCGCCGATTTCGGCCAAGCGCGACATGAAGCCCATAACGGCGGCCGGCTGTACCACGTGGTAACCGTCGGACACTACCGCCAGGGGCGCGCCAGTGTCGGACCGGTGTAGGACTTTGCGGCCCTCGAAGGCCTGGGGCTCGCTCGCGGCATCGGAGCGGAACAGTACCGGGCTTTCTTTCACAGTGTAGGCTAGCCCCGCCTCACGGGTCCACTCTTCGATTGTGGCGCCAGGGGTGAGCTCTTGCCCCAGGCCGTGCCAGGGCTTGCGGCCGGCGTATGCGATAGCGGCCGTGCCGGTGGTGGTGTCGATCATGTGTGCCATTTTCTCTATCCTTTCTTAAGGGTTTGCCTGGGACCGCCCGGCCCCAGTGCTTCGCATTGTGCCCGAACAATAGTCTATTGTG